AGCCGGATCAACAAGAGTCTTCGGAAGTGGAAATGCTAAATGGACATGAACTCAATTTGGTCAGCCGCACTATCCGTCCTGTTGGGCGGGTTGTGGTTCTTCATTCGTGAAAAATTTGATGAGCTGAAGCGGCTGGACATCCTGCTCAACAAGACCCGTGAAGAGAATCATCGGGACTTTGTCACCAAAGCCGAGGTCCAGCGCATCACAGATCACATCGACCAACGATTCAACAAGTTGGAAGAGAAAATTGACCGACTTCTTCAAACAAAGGTCGCATAATGCCAGCAAAATCCGCAAAACAGAAGCGATTGATGGATGCGGCAGCGCACAGTCCAGCGTTCGCAAAGAAAGTAGGCATCCCACAGTCTGTGGCGATGGATTTTAGTAAGGCCAGCAAAGGCAGGAAATTTCAAAAAGGTGGTGAAACCATGAAAAAATCAGCAAAAGCAATGCCTTTCAAAGGCATGGAAACTATGATGGAAGAAAAAGCCGAGAAAAAGGCCAAGCCTAAGGGCTACAAGAGCGGTGGTGCAGCAATGCGCGGCCAAGGTATTGCCAAGCGAGGCTTTGCCAAAGGCGGCACGGTTGGTGGCGGCGGTTCTCAGGAAGTTCAAGTGCGTGGCGTTGGTGCTGCGCGTGCTCGTACAGCCAAAATTTGCTAATCCATGACCACTTCAGGCGTAGCCAACTTTGATCTTCAGTTCGATGATCTGATTGCCGAGGCGTATGAACGCTGCGGCATAGAGGTCAGGGCTGGCTACGACATGAAAACGGCTTTGCGGTCGTTGAACATCATTTTTGCTGAGTGGGCCAACCGGGGATTAAATCTCTGGACGATTGAGCAGCGCCAGCAGGTCCTGACGGCGGGCGTGTACGAATACAACCTGCCTAGTGACACCATCAATGCATTATCGGCGGTGATCCGCACAAATGCAGGGCTGTCCACACAGCAGGACATCACGATTGACCGTATCAGCCGCGCAGAGTGGCTGCACATCCCCAACAAGAATACCCAGTCCAGACCCGCTCAGTACTATGTACAGCGCTCTGTTCCGACCACGGTGTACCTGTACCCTTCCCCGGACGATACACAGACGTGGACGCTTGTGTACTACGCCATCCGCCGGATTGAAAACGCGAACAACTACACCGAGACCGCCGATATTGTTTTCCGTTTCTTGCCTGCCTTGGTTGCCGCACTGGCATTCCATCTGTCAGTCAAAAAAGCACCGGATCGAATGATTGCTTTGAAGCAGTTGTATGAGGAAGAGTTTGCCCGGGCAGCAGCGGAAGATCGAGACACCGCCAGCGTGTTCCTGACACCAACCTATTCGGATAGGTAATCATGGGTGCGGGCTACGCTTCAGGCAAGTTCGCAATTGCGCTGTGTGACCAGTGTGGTCAGCGGTACAAGCTGCTACAACTGATTAAAGATTGGAAAGGCTTCAAGGTCTGTGAGGAATGCTACGAACCCAAGCATCCCCAGTTGGAGCCCAAGCGAAACATCACGGAGCCACAGGCCCTGTATCAACCTCGACCAGAGTCTCGTTTGTACGTTACAGTCTATGTGGGCTTGACTGCGGACTCCTCGTTTGCGAGCATTGGCATGCAGCCGATGCCGTACTCCAAGCAATTGGTAGCAGCCGGTGTGCTGTCACCTGTAACCACGTCGATCACATGAACTACGCTCAACTCACTGCTGCTATTGAGGACTACACCGAGAACACGTTCACGGTGGACGAGCTTGCTATTTTTGTCAGGCAAGCGGAGCAACGCATCTATAACATGGTGCAGTTGGCCAATTTGCGCCGCAACCAGACCGGAACGATCACATCAGGCAACAAGTACCTGTCTGCACCAGAGGATTTCCTGTCTACTTATTCCTTGGCGGTGTACACCTACGCCAATCCCACAGCTACCGGCACTTCTGGTGCGTTCACCATTACTGTCAGTAGCGCGACGGACATTGCTGTCGGGCAGCAGGTATCAGGGTCTGGTATCGGGTCCGGGGCCACGGTTTCTTTGATCAACGGCACAACAATCACCCTGTCTGTGGCCAATAGTGGCATTGTTTCCGGATCCATTGTTTTCCAAGGCGACTATTTGTATCTGTTGGACAAGGATGTCAACTTCATTCGTGAGGTATACCCCAACCCCAACAGCAAGGCAGAGCCTAAATACTATGCCATCTTTGGCCCCCAGTCTGGCGATGTGAATGAGCTGTCGTTCATTCTTGGCCCTACGCCGGACCAGACCTACAAGGCAGAGCTGCATTACTACTATTACCCCGAATCGATTGTGACTGCGGGTACTTCATGGCTGGGAGACAACTTCGATTCCACATTGCTGTATGGCTCACTGGTTGAGGCATACACATTCATGAAGGGCGAGCAGGACATGATGGCGCTTTATGACACCAAGTACAAAGAAGCAATGGCGCTCTTGAAGAACTTGGGTGATGGCAAACAACGGGCCGATACTTATCGTGATGGCCAAGTTAAGGTCAAGGTGCAGTGATGATTACAGCCGGTCTTACAACCAGTTTTAAAAGGGAAGTCCTTTTGGGAATACACGACCTAGATACGGACGTGCTCAAAATAGCCCTGTACACATCCAGTGCTGATTTAGGTCCCGATACGACCGTGTATTCCGTCACCAATGAGGTATCGGGGACAGGGTACACCGCTGGGGGAGAAGTGCTGTTGAATGTTATTGTTCAGCAGGGCAACGGAACGGGATACGCCACTTTTGATGATCCCTCTTGGCCGGGTGCGAATTTCACTACCCGTGGCGCATTGATCTACAACTACACCAAGGGAAATAAGTCGATTGGTGTGTTCAATTTTGGTACTGATCAAACAATGGCCAATCAGGGCTTTACCATTCAGTTACCAGCGGATAATCCTGAAACTGCTGTAATTCGGATCATTTAAGGAGAAAAGAATGCTGGTAACCACGACAAAAGGCGAAATGGACGATTCCTTGCTTGAAAAGCTGGAAGGTACCGTGGACAATGACAATGAACTGACCACTTGGGTGGAGTATTGGTTGGACGGCGAACTTGTCCACCGCTCTGCACATGTGACGTTGAAAAAGATGCCGCCAATTGGTGGTGAAGCAGCCTCAATCGGTTAAAGGAGAACTAAATTGGCAAATACTCAAGCAATGTGCACTTCGTTTTTGGGTGAAGTGCTGACCGCAACCCACAATTTTGGTACTGCGCCGATTCGTGCGGCTACTACAGCGGACACGTTCAAGGCGGCTCTGTACTTGACTTCCGCTACAGTGAATGCATCCACTACGGCGTATTCAGCCACAAATGAAGTGTCGGGTACGGGATACACCGCTGGTGGCGTAACAGTTACCAACGCAACAGCACCTTTGTCGAGTAACAGCTCTGCCACTGCGGGCGTGGCGTACTGGACCCCCTCGGCGAGCATTACATACACAACGGTGACGCTGACTACAGCGTTTGATACTGTGTTGATCTACAACTCCACACAGAGCGACAAAGCTGTAAGCGTCCACACTTTTGGTTCTCAGACCATCACTGCGGGCACTTTCACCTTGACCATGCCCTCGAATACCACGTCCACCGCCCTGTTGCGCTTGGCCACCACCTAAAGGTAGCGCATGTCTCTCGGATGGGGCGACGATACGTGGAGTAGCGGCCCTTGGGGTGGAGGGACGGTATATCCAACAGGGAATCAGGCTGATGGCTCTGCTGGAACAGTCTCGTCTAGTCGAATTGTTGCCCTTACCGGTGTTTTGGCTTCTGGAAACGTCGGGGATGTTGTTGAAACAAACAACCCAACAGAAGATGGAAATATTGCTTACGGAAACGTAGGTAGTGTAGGAATTAATCTTGTAATCGCTTTGTCCGGTGTCCCCGCGTCTGGACAAGTGGGAACTGTTACACACGGCAAAGAATTGCCGTTGACTGGTAATTCAGCGAGCGGTTCGGTGGGAACTGTTTCCCGTGGTGCGACATTGATTGCATTGACGGGCAATTTGGCATCTGGGGCGGTCGGGACAGTTATTGGGGGCAGGAGCAAGGCGCTGACAGGTAGCTCTGCCACCGGCGCAGTTGGCACAGTTATCCCAAGTGTGTCTCTTGAGCTGACGGGGGACCTTGCCTATGGCTACCCCGGAGGCGTGATTGTTCCGTTGAGCAGCAACCAAGCGGATGGTGCGGTGGGTTCTGTCATTGCTGACAGGGTTATTGGGCTAACCGGCAACTCGGCTGCTGCTGCGGCGGGGTCAGTTGCAAAAGGGCCAACGACATTTGCTTTAACTGGAAATCAGGCCTTAGGATCAACAGGAACCCTAATTGCGGTGTATTGGGCAAATATTGATGACACACAGACCGCAAACTGGCAAAATATCAACAACCCGCAGACTCCCGGTTGGACGGACATTGTGAATGTCGAAACGGCTGATTGGGAAGAAGTTGTAACTTGAGGTAAACCATGACAACTGCATACACATCACTTTTGGGACTGGCACTTCCGGTTACAGGGGAACTTTCTGGAACTTGGGGCGACACGGTCAATAATTCGATCACAGGCCTTTTAGATACGGCTGTGGCGGGAACCACAACCATAAGTTCTGATTCAGATGTAACCCTGACAACAACCACCGGGGCAGCAAACACTTCACGGCAAGCAATTCTTTTATGGACGGCAGGTGGAACTGTTACCAGAACAATCACTGCGCCCGCCCAGTCCAAAACCTATGTGGTCATCAACAAGACCTCCAGCACCCAATCAATCAAGCTGGTAGGCGTTGGGCCAACAACCGGTGTCACGATTATTGCGGGGGAATCTGCTGTCTGTGCTTGGAACGGCGTTGACTTCATCAAGACCAGTTCAACGATTGCAAATGCAGGCGGATCAAACACGCAGGTTCAATTCAACAACAGCGGTGTTTTGGGCGGCTCTTCCAACCTGACATGGAATGGCACATCATTGGCGGTGACTGGTACTGTTGCAGTGACCGGCGCATTGACTGCTACGCTGGATTCGACATTCTCCTCAACCGGTGCCTTGACCATCAGTAAGGGCACGACTGGACAGCAGCCCGGCTCCCCTGTCACGGGTATGTTGCGCTACAACACAACAACCAATCAGTTTGAAGGCTACAGCGGCGCATCTCCTGCTTGGACTTCGGTTGGCGGCGCAACAATCAGCAATGACACAAG